GACCCGGAGTTTCTTCGGGCACTGCGACTTGGAGTTTCAGAGTTTCCTGAGTTGGGCGCTCTCCAATATGCCGGAGAACTGTTTGGAGATCACAACTCCAATTGGTCTCCGTTGGCTCTCCGAACACCCGGAGATGCTTTTCATAGACGATGCAAAAAGGCTCAACCGTTGGTACGGCATGGTACAGCGGCGGGCCTTTTCTGATTATTATGCCGCTGAGAAGCCCGACCTTATCATTGTGGGTCACAGGGTGATTGACGGCAATGTGTGCGGCGAGGGCGGGTACATCCGCAAAAAGTCCGGCGAGGTGCGATATGCACCCATTGCCGACTGGCCGCATGAAGCTATCCTCGGCTACATTCACTACCACGGCCTTGAACTGCCTCCTGTCTACGACTGGGAGGATGGCTATGTGTTCGGGCCTACGCCGTGGCCTATCTGGGGACACCCGAAAGACCATGCAGATGGTTGGCGAATGATACACAGCCTTGAGCCTGCCATATTGCCGGAGGCGGCAAAGTGGTTTGAGTCCGCCCGGCGCGTTCTCGAGGAGGTGCAGGCATGATAATTACCAAAGTACCTCTCAACATGCTCAAGGCGCCTGAAAAGAATGTGCGTATACACTCGGCAAAGCAGATCGAGGAATTCAAGCGGAGCATTGAAATGTTTGGCCAGATACGTCCCATCGTCTGTGATGAGGCGTACACCATCATTGCCGGAAACGGTCTGTACGCTGCGCTCTCTGCTCTGGGATGGGCTGAGGCTGACTGCTACATTGTCAGCGGCCTCTCCGAAGTGGAGAAAAAGAAACTCATGCTTGCGGATAATCGCATATTCAGCCTCGGAGTTGACGACCTTCAGGCGTTCGATGAGATACTCCTGGAACTCGATAACGACTTCGATATTCCCGGCTACGATGCCAGCCTCTTGGAGACTCTGACAATTTCCCTTGATGACGCGGACGATTACATATCCGGCTACGGCATCATTTCTGAGGAAAGCAAAGAGCAGATGCAGAGGGCGGCTGAAAAATACCGCGTGGAAGAAGAGGAGTTCGCACACTCCTACGAGGAATACAAGCCCAGCGCGCCGCTCCACCCACAGGAAAGCGTCTCCAACGGCTTCCAGCAGCCGGAGAATATTGGAGCATCGGTGGCAGAAAAGCCCGCTGGAGAGCCGCGGAACGAGTTGCAACGGCAGTTTCTCATCTGCCCCAAGTGTGGTGAGAAGATATGGCTATGAAAAAGATAGAGTGCGGCATGGACGTGGTACAGGCTGCACGAAAGCGCATAGTCAATGCTTTCTCCAATGGCGTGAAGATCTACATGGCGTTCTCTGCCGGCAAGGACAGTCTTTGCATGGCGCATCTGGTGTATGACCTTGCGAGGCGTGGCCAGATAGACCCGAGGCTGCTGGTTGTTATCTTCATCGATGAGGAGGCCATATATCCGTCCATGGAGCAGATGGCACTCCGCTGGCGTAAACGCTTCATTGGCATTGGTGCTGAGTTCCGCTGGTATTGCCTGCCGGTCAAGCAGGTGTCGATACTCCACCATCTGCAGAACAATGAGGAGTGGGTCACTTGGGAGCCGGGCAAAGAAAGTGTGTGGGTGCGTCAGCCTCCACCCTTCGCAATCCGTAGCTCTCCCTATCTGAACTACGCCGGCGAAATGAATTACCAGACCTTTGCGACACTCATTACCAGGGACGGCATTCAGCTCATCGGCGTCCGCGCCTCAGAGTCCATCCAGAGAGCCACATATATATCCAAGATGGACCTTTCAAAAAACGGCATTACCTCAAAAAATGCCATTTATCCCATATACGACTGGAAAGACAAGGATGTGTGGCTCTACATCAAGGACTACAACCTTGACTTTCCTGAAGCATATATAGACCTCTACCGCGTTGGTGTTATGAAAAACCGTCTGAGGCTTTGTAACTTCTTCGCGGCCGAGAGCATTGCCGGCCTGCGTTACATTGCCGAGACAGACCCGGAACTTTGGACGCAGATAGAACGGCGAGAGCCCAACGCTTACCTCACCCTGCTCTACTGGGACAGCGAAATGTTTAAGCGTTCCACCAGAAAGAGACGGGAGCTGGAGGGCGAAAGCAAGAAGGACTACAAGGCACTTCTGGAGAAGATGCTCCTGAAAGAGCCGGACAAGTACTTCACCAATGACAGCACCAGGCACACGGCCGCGGAATACCGCAAGTTCTTCGTACGCAACAGCATCTTCATGGAGGAGGGACACTTCCGCAGAATGCATGATGCTCTCATTGCTGGAGATCCGAAACTCCGTTCACTTAGAGCTCTGTACTCTCAGGTGTTCGGAGACTATGCAGATTATTCCCGGGCAACCTCCACAGCAAAGGGGGTGAAGACGTGGCAGAAATAAATGTCTTTGCTCCTCTGTCCTCTTTGCAGTGGGTAGACCGTGAACGGCTCAGAGCCAACGACTACAACCCCAACAAAGTCAGTGAGGATAATCTGCAGCTGCTCACTCAGTCCATTCTGACCAACGGCTGGACACTGCCGATAGTGGTACGGCCTGACTACACCATCATCGACGGCTTTCACCGCTGGACAGTCTCAGGCCGTGAGCCGCTGAAAACCAAGCTCGGCGGCAAGGTGCCTGTGGTTATCGTGGCACACACGGACGAGTCCGATGATATCTACGGTACCATCACTCACAACCGTGCGCGAGGCACACACCTGCTCGAGCCTATGAAAGCTATAGTCAAGCGGCTTATCGATGAGGGCAAGACCGTTCCTGAAATCAGTAAGCAGCTGGGCATGAAGCCGGAGGAAATCTTCCGTCTCTCTGACTTCTCCCGTGATGACTTCCTGCAGATGATGACTGAGGGCGCGACCTACAGCAAAGCAACCATTTTCAAAAACATTTAGAGGGTGATTACATGCAGCAGTATGAGAAGTTAAAAGTTTATATCCGCACAGAGAATGGACGCACTGTCTGCATGTGCCTTAAATCCAATAAAAGGTGTACCCGGAAATGTGAGGAAGACGAGGTATCTCGTGACCGATACAAGGGCTGGGAAAGCACCATGTCCCGCAACCGCTGGGGCAAATAAAACGATACCATACACTCAGTCGTGAAAGGGTGACCGCTTATGACAGCTCACCGACATTCGCCTCCTTTCGCGGTGGTGTCACTCTGCGGCTGTGTGTTCCCTTTATCTGATTGCAGGCCATTAGGCGGTGTCTTGGGTGAGGACTCCGCCTGATGTGCGCTGACTATCATTCATCATCAGGAGAGGAGGCGCGCGGTGGTGAATAATACCAAGCCAAAGACTTTGAAAGAGTCTGGTTTCTATCAGACAAAAGAATGGAGAAAAGCCAGAAAGCTGGCACTCCAGAGAGATCACTACCTGTGTCAATTACGCATCTCAAAAAACTGCACCAGAAAAGCCAACACTGTCCACCACATCAAGGAGCTGGAGGATTACCCGGAGCTGGCGCTGACCCTGAGTAACCTGACGAGCTGCTGTTATGCATGCCATGAGGAGACCAAGACCAAGGGACGCGAGTTGCCTCGTGGTGTAAGGATAATAAAGATGTGATTTCCGCTCGCTTTGATTTCGATGCGAAGCACTGTCACCGGCGACACGGAGACTGAGGGTATCCCCCCTACCTCCGAAGTTGAACATGGGCCGCTATGTAACCGCGCGCCCTTCTACCTTCGTATCGACACTCGCACATAAGATTTTTTTGGAAAATGGGGCTGTTGCAACAGCCGTAGAAGCCAAGGAAACAGAGCGGGCTTAATTCTATATTCCCGGAAATAAAACACAAAGGAGGTGCGCTACATGGCCAAAAAGGAAGACGGAAAAGTCGTTTTGAAAATAGACCTGAACGAACAGGCAAAGCAAATTCTTGAAAAGGCTCAGGATAAGGGTGTGGAGCATTCTTTTTTGTTTGTCACGACCTTTCAGCGCTATAAAGAGCAGATTGCCCACCTTGTAGAGTTGGAGAAAATCATCAAGGAAGAGGGTATGCTCGTCAAAAAGGAATATGTGAAAGGACGCGCAAATCTCTATATTAACCCGGCGATAAATGCCTACAACTCC